TTGTCTTTGTCGGGAGATTTTAGCATTCCAATCAGATTCTTTACTTCTTCTTTTGTTAAAATCATCAGTCTTCAATTTTTAAAGTTTTAATCATCCACTCTGTAGGTGTATTTATATTATCAATCCATTCTTTAGCACTTGGAATATAATTATTACAGTCTTCCTTTACATGTTGTTCTCCAATGTATCTGATATACACTGTTTTACCAACTGAATTTACAAAAGAAATTCCAAATATTTGCTCAAGCTGAAATATACCCTCACTGTGGTGTCTGAACATTCTATGTTTAGAATGACCTATCCAAGCTTTAGTTTCATCAAACCACTCATGATATCTTAAATACTCATGTGGCTCACCTCCCCACTTTCTAGCAGAGGATTTTGCATGTTCCATTGGATGTGACATTAGTCTTCTGTTTTTCTAAATAAATTACCTTCATGAAAATATTCTTCGTAATTAATAACTCTAATGTTATTTTGTACATTATATTCCCCAGAAGGAACTAGTATAGCCAATGTACCACTACCACCCTCATTATTCCACCAATCTTCTATGTCATCAAGGATTTGAGCATGTGCAAAGTTTTCTATATTACTTGCAAGCTCAGAACTTAGATTGTTTAGATTCTTAGAATCCCAAGGTAAATTTTGAACATCTTCAATTGAAACATCTTTTTCTTCTGTATAAAGTAGTCCATCTATACAGCCACTATCTCCACTACCTTCATAACTTATCCTAATACCAGTAACTCCCAGATCCGCTAACTGGATCAAGGTTTGCATTAATTCTTGTTCTGTCATAATTATTTGAATTTGTAAAACCTACCTAAAATATTACCATTTAGGAATTCTTGTTTTTCAAGTACTTCATAGATAAACTGATGTTTAGTCTCCTGATAAGTAAGCTCCATCTGAGAATAACATATCCTAAGAATTTCTCTTTTGATAGGTACTCCTGCTTTGTGAGCATCTTTAAGAATCTTATTACTACTGTAATAATTCATAAAGTCAGGTTTCAGTTCTCTTTTGTACTTTTTTAGTCTTTTATCTGTAGACATAGCTAGAGCTTTTTTGCCAAGAGGTCTTTTGACATTAGCAAAGAAGTTTTTCTTACCCACATATAAAAATGATTTTCCATCTATAATAGCAGACATTATATAAACAAAGCCTACCGCTCCATCTGGAATTTGTTTGTCATCAAACTCTTTGCCTTGATATATCCAACTCATAATAATACCTGTTTTAATAACGGCAAAAGATTGTCTCTTACTTTATCTATACCATGCACTTTAATAGCATCTGATAAATCTTTCTCAAGATCAAGAATAACATAATCAAAACCATACTTAGACTTATACTTCTCAGCAGCCTTTATACCAGCCTCATCATTATCAAACAACACACATACCTTATGATACTTAGAACTAATACTATTCATTATGTTCTCAGGTATCATAGTATTCTCACTGTCTGGTGCAATTGCTTCTGAATTACTAATCTTTAGTTTCTGATATGCCATCAAATCTTTAAGAGAAGATGTAATTATCAAATAAGGTTTATCAAATACTAATTGTTCTGTACCTTGTATATAATCTCTTACCTTGATAAATTTACTTTCTTTAACCTTTGGCTGATAAATCTTATAGAGTGTCCCATCTTCTTTAAAATACCCATAAATATAGTTACCCCTGATAGTTATACTTGACACAACATCATTTTCATCTGTCTTTGTCATCACATAATATTCTAGTGGAACAACATTATATCTAGATAACAACCTAGAACCAATGTGATATCCCATCCAATATTTTTGATCAAGAGTATTCCAGTGCCGCATTTCATAATCAGTAACTTTAAATTTACTGTGTTGTCTGTAAGATCTTATTGGATTATGGTCATTATTCAAAACAAATTGATTATAATCTTCAATTATCTTATAACTTGCCGCACCTCTACTGGATAAATTAAATAGATTTTGGACTAAAGTAAGTCCATCACCACCATTACCTGAAGAAAAATCTTTAAATCTATAGATATTATTCCTGTCAATATAAATACACATAGAAGGAGTTTTCTCCCGTGTATTAAACACTGACTTCATTTTAATATCTTGACCTGTAAGTTTTTCTGTAAGATTAAGATAGTGTTCAAAGACCCATTCTCTTGGGACATCAGCTAAATCATATATTAAATTTTTTGTAGAAATCATAGCAACCCGATTTAATAAATAAAGGGGAGCTAGAATAACTCCCCTTTATATAAGAGTTGTTAATCTAAGCTAAAGTCTGAAGACTTTTTGCTTGGTGTAGAAAAATCATCTTCATCATCACCAAACTTGTCTACAGGTTTTACATCTAATTTCTTAAGATGTTTTTCTTCATCATATCTAATTACTTTCCCTTCTTCTACTTCACCAAATGCATACTTTCCATTTTCTGCTTTTGGCAACCACATATCATAATTAGTATATCCTGTTTTACCAACATATTCTTTACCGGCAATACAGAATTCTAGATATTTATCTTTAAATGGTGCAGTTTTATTAAATGCAGCAATGAAATCTTCAATAGTTTCATGCTTATTATGTTGAGCTTGCATCCACTCATTGATACCCAAAGTTTTACAGAAATTCTGTAAAAAGATCAAGATTGACCTATCTCTTTGAATTTTAATACCAGATTTAGTCTCACCATCTGCAAATGCATACTGTGATGCTTTTACTTTACCAATCTGACCTGCATAATGACCCTTTTCAGGATTATCTTTATCAATTGCAAAACCTTCAAAACCATCAATAGGTTCAGTTTCTACATGCAAAATCAAATGGTATGCACCACCTATAAATTTGAAATCTTCTAACTCAAGGCTATTAATTTTTAATACCTTGTTACCCGGATTAATTGTTTTTGGTAGACTACTACTTCCTCCACCAAGATCTTCTGTACTTAAAGCCATTTTACTTTACTTTTTAAATTATTAAACAAAAACTTTTTCCCATGATGTCTTTAGAACACCATCAATCATCTCAGAAATTACTATTTCTTCGTTACGTAAATGCTCTGGTCTTGCACCACAAGTAACTTCTTCATTTGTCTTGAAAGACAAAATGGTTTGATTACCTTTTCTGTACATGTATCCAATAGCATCCGCATTTGCACAAATTAAAGATTTAATTTTACCAGTTAGGTCTATGTTTGCAGACATAACCATCTCACCTTTATCATCTACCACTTTGTCTTTAATGTGACCTGATAGAATAATAGTAGGAGCTAAGGTATCAATAAAATCTAAAACTTGAAAGAATGCTTGCCGAATATATAAATATCCAGCACCATTTGGTAAAGTTGTTACATTGTCACCATCATAGTTTTTACCCATTGGAGTTTGTCTGTACAACTTTATTGCTAACGGCATAATCATATCTTCTAATGCAGTAACAGTATCAATAGTAATATACTTATATGGATTACCAGCTGCTTTAATTGCTTTACCAGTATCCAATAACTCTTGTAAACTACTTACTTTTACTTTAAGAGCTTCTACATAATCAGCACCATTTTCTAAATCAATAATCAGATTGTCTTCTAATCCTGCATATGCAGTTGTTTTACCAGTCTTTGGCTTTGAATAAATCACAATTCTTTTTGGATTTACTCTTTCTGCTTTGACTTTTTTAGTTGGAAGTACTATACTCATATTATTTACCTTTTAAAGCTGTTGCAAGTTTTTTAAAGTTCTCTGCAATTTCCAATAAGATTTCAGATACTTCATTACTTGTTTCATTAGTTTTAGGAGCAAACTCCTCTTCAAAATCAGGAAAGATACTTAGTGTACTTTGTAGCTGTGGAATTTCTAAAGCTGCTTCTTCTTTTCTTTTCTCATAAAGAGCATAACTAATTTCTTGCCCATTAGAAAGAACTGCTACCATTTCATTTACAGGTATAAGGTATTTTCTATCAATTTTACCGTCTGGATCAACTGTCTCAGTAACATCATATTCTTCATGAAAATATGGATTATACTTTAGTTTAAACAATTGACGTTCTGCTAACATAGGTTCTATTCCAGTACTTCTACCATCATTGTCATATGTGTTTTCGTAAAACTCAATATAGATATCTTCACCTTTCTTTAATTCCCACTCAAAAAATTGTGATTGTCTACCAAACTTACCCTTTTTATAAAAAGCAGTTTTGATTGTAAAGAACGGATCAGCAAGTCCAATTGCTTTGAAGGTATTCATATGATCCATATAGAATTCCCTCTCTTTTTCTTTTCTTAGATTGTTGTTATTCATATTAATTAATTTACTTGGATTTTCTGTGCAACTTCTCTGGCTGGAGATTGCATCTCTACTATTCTCATAATAGTTCTGTCTAGTTTAAAGAAACTAATTCTTGTAAGACCATTTCTAGATTTTAAGAAATGGAAAACCAATGTTTCAGGATCTTCAATCAAAAACTTTTCTGGACCATATTTATTTATTTTTCTTGTAGCAGGTTTATTAATACCAATTACTACATCAGCATGTTGTAATAATGCATCAGAACCATAAATATCAGAATCAAGAACATAATTTCCATATGTACCTTCTACCTGTCTTTTAGTATCATCTATATTTCTATTTAATTGACTTAGAATTACAAAAGCTACAGGATAGTTTTTTTTCATATAAGTTAATGCTTCACCAAGAGCACCTAACATTTCAAATTTGTCCTTTTGTCCAGTATCATTCTTAAATAATGCTGAGTGATCTATAGTAACAAGCATGTTTCTGTATTTCCCATCTTCT